TGCATCAGGGTATAAGGGGTTATGGCCACCGGACTACCAAACGGCTGCCAGCCCTCCTTCAGTTTTTGTGTCAGTCGTTTCGCAAGGTCTGACGGCGATACCGCCCTGACCACGTCATAGTGTTTAAATGCCATGAATCCTCCCGGCCGGGATAATATTGTGAGTAAAATAAGGAGCGGGCTGAAGTCCGGAAGTTACAGGACAATGGCAGAAGAGAGACGACAGCCCGCAATTCGAAAAAGACCGCGCAGTTGCGCAGAGTGATTACTATGGGGTATTATTCGCCAGCTGAAATATTACTTCACGTTTTATTGTTTATTCCTTGCCGCCCGCGTCTCCCAGCGCGGGCTTTTTTTGCCCACAAGAAAACCCCTCCGGAGAGGGGCTAAAGCCGCGTATCTGTATCATCATGCACATGGTGCCGGGTGCCTCCCGGTGAGTTCAGCCCGGTGCCACTAAACCCGCGTCATTCTCGTTTTGATAATCAGAGATTATACCGTCACCAGTCGCCCCTCCGCTCAGGGGGATTCACCATGCGAAATTTTTTTAACAAATGCCCAGTCTGACAGGCAACTGTCAACTTACTGAATTGTGAGCAACATAGCATTTAACGGGGAACCTGTTTTCTGCAGTAAAAAGGCCCACCGGAGCGGATGGGCCTGGAAGGATAGCGGTCATGTGATGCCGGTTTCCCGGTAACTCAGCACCGGTATCTGAGTCAACGTTTTCTCTACTGGGTCATTTCCGATACGCCCTGCCTGCTGACAGGCTTTCATCACATCTGAAAATATAGCACCCTGACTGATACTGTAGTACCTAAGGTTCCAGAAACTGTGATGTATCCGGCACAGAAAAGCCCCTCCGGAGAGGGGCTGGAGAGTGGCGCTATGTGCCATTGCATGGTGCCGGGTGCCTCCCGGTGAATTCAGTACCAGCACCTGAATCCGCGATTATCCCATATACCTACTCGCTGATTGCCCCTCCGCACAGGAGGATTCACCATGCCAGTTTCTTTTAACAAACTCCCCGCAAACCAGACAACAGTCAACCGCCTGAATTGTGAGACATTTAAAAAAAAGCCCGCAAAAGCGAGCCAGGGAAAATAAGTGTGGCGCGTTGTACTGGATTCGAACCAGTGACCGATTGCTTAGAAGGCAATTGCTCTGTCCGGCTGAGCTAACAACGCAGGATACAGATAATGGACCGCCTTCGGGGACCCGAACTCCGCGCAACCAGCTTCGAAGGCTGGCGCTCTTTCCTGATGAGCTAATGGCGGTATGTGATGGTGGCCCTTGCTGGATTTGAACCAGCGACCTGGCGATTATGAGTCGCTCGCTCTCACCACTGAGCTAAAGGGCCGGGAGCAGAATAATAATGGTGCGTAATTAATTCTGCAATCTCATCCGTTTCAAACGATTAAATCCTGAACTTCCCTGACTGTCTGCTCAAAACGTCCGGTCTCCAGCTCAACACCAATCGCACGACGCCCCAGTGCCATCGCCGCTTTTACCGTTGAACCCGACCCCATGAAAAAATCCGCAACCAGATCACCAGGACGGCTACTTGCGCTGATTATCTGCTGCAGCATTTCTGCCGGTTTTTCGCACGGATGTTTCCCGGGATAGAACTGCACCGGTTTATGCGTCCACACATCGGTATACGGCACCTGCACCGTCACGCCAAAATACCGCCGCAGATATTTATATTCACTCAGCAGCTCCGCATACTGCCGGTTCAGTGAGGTATACGTATCCACCAGCTGGTGGTGGAGCTTTTCCAGTTCACCACGCCGATGCTTCTCTTCTGCCACCCGGGCAAACAGCGCCTGTAATTTCAGATAATCGCTTTCATTCGGTAGCTGCCACTGACTGGCACTGAACCAGTGCGACACCATGTTTTTCTTTCCTGTGGCATCTGCAATCTGTTTTGCCGTTATCCCCAGGGCCGCGCGCGCATCACGAAAGTAAGAAATCAGCGGGGCCATCACATGCTGTTTCAGTGCACTGCCCTTCGCCGCATACCCGGCATCTTTCGGACGATACGGCCCCTGATAATGTTCCGCGAACAGAATGCGCTCTGTGGCGGGGAAATACGCCCGCAGGCTTTCCTTGTTGCATCCGTTCCAGCGTCCGGACGGCTTCGCCCAGATAATATGGTTCAGCACACTGAAGCGTTCACGCATCATGATTTCGATATCAGATGCCAGGCGATGACCACAGAACAGGTAAAGACTTCCGGCAGGTTTCAGCACCCGCCAGAACTGCGCCAGACACTGGTCCAGCCACTTCAGGTAATCATCGTCGCCCTTCCACTGGTTATCCCAGCCCTCGGGCTTCACTTTAAAGTATGGCGGGTCTGTGACTATCAGATCGACAGAGTTTTCCGGTAAGGTCTGGATAAATTCCAGGCAATCAGCGTTGATTAACTCACAACTGGATATTTTTACAGTATTAGCCATAGATCAATAAGCACTTCTCTGATAGGCTCATACCGCTTTTGCGCAAAGCAGATGGGCCTGAGGTTTGCTTGTGACCCCAACGCATGAGCAGATGGCTGGCAGGTGCCGCTAACACCCACCAGCCGCCCATTACCACAAATAAAAAAGCCTTCACTGAGGAAGGCGTCTGTAACAACCGAACTGATAATCTGCCAGACCCGCCATAACAAGCTGGGTCAGTATTAACTGGCAGCGTTCGCGTGAAAGATAAGTGTTCTGCGCAATTTCCCCGGCGGTCGCCGGTTCGGTGACGCTTAATTCATTAAACACCACTCTGGCGGTTTCGGTCATATCCTGCTGTTTTAGCATGTCTTTTTCCATTTTCCGGTTAACGTGACATACCAATAACTCTTGTCGAAAAAGCCAGCAAGTTGAAAGACCGGTATTAGCAACCACCAGCGCGTTTAACGCCCCGTGCCGTTTTTCAGTCATAAAAAAACCCGCAAAAAGCGGGCTCTTTCAAATGTCCATGTCTGCTATTCGCCTCGCGGTACAGCTTTGCGAAAGCTTATCGGAATTGAAGCAGTTTTTACGTCAAAAAGCAATAACTTTTTTCTCTATACCAAAAGCCATAACCATTGGTTTGTACAAAATAAATTCTGCCACCTTTAGCCAATGCTCAATGCGTCTTTCACAGGTTCTTAAACTCCATTCCGGATGTGCATCATTCAGCAGTTCAGCCATTTTGCGCTTAGTCATCCCCCGCCCCACATAACGCTGACTCAGAACATTGAGCAGCCCGGGATAACCTGCCAGTACTTCACCAATAACCCTGTCGATTATTAACGCCTCTGAATCGGTACAATGTGCCAGCCAGCTTTTTTGATTGCCGTTGATCATATCCCGCAAAAAAGCCTCAAGTTCAGGTTTGTCCAGACCCGCTTTTTTCATCCTCCGGAGCGCCTCGTTAATTGCCGTTTTTGTCAGCTTTTTAGAGGTCAGTAATTGGTTGAACATATTTCCCGTCTTACCGTCGCCAATATACGACCAACGCCCCCACATACGCAGTTTCCCCTGGATCCAGACACTTTCCAGCGTTTTCAGGCGTAAATGCTCACCGCTTTTGCCTGTAATTTCCGGGTATATCATATTTATGCTCACTCACTTTCAATTTTGTAAATCTTCACGCCCAGCCGCCCACCAGAAACGAGCTGACCGCGCACAATATTGATTTCATCAAACTGCTCGTCGTCTATAAGTAGTCCGGCATGCGTAAGCGCATCCAGTGGTGCCTTCAGGATATTGTCCAGGTCGCGGCGGCGCTTATCCGGTGGCTCTGCAATAATCTTTATCGCCAGCCTTCCGGACAGGTTTAATTTCAGCCGCTGCTGGCGAACAATAAGTGCCACATCCCGGCGATAACGCTCACCGGCTTTTGACACAAAATATGTGCTGCCACGACGTCGCCAGTAGGTGTTCACCGTCGGCGGGTAAGGCAAAACAAATTCTATGCGTTCAGTCATTCATGCTTTCCACTTCAGGACACCCGAATTTCTCGCGTGCATTAAAAAACGAATCAGCAACAACAGCTGGCTGCCGTGTTTTTCTTCAAAATCTTTTACCCCGGCGTGCAGTTCGTTATGGCATTTACGGCACAGCGGAATAACAAACAAATCATCAGCCTTTGTTCCCATCCCTCCCAGTCCATGACCAATGATGTGATGCGGATCATCTGCCTGATTGCCACACGTCATGCATTTCTGCGTTTTTACCCAGCGCGTGTATACAGGCATCTCTTCCCGTTGTGATTTCTGGCGCTGGAGATACTGAGCCGGTGACTCCGGATCAACGGCAATGCTGACCACCGTCTTTTCCTGTGGCGGGTTTTGCTGGTGGGCGTGAGGCAGCGGCGCAAGATTTTTTGTGC